TGATAATCTTGCTCGCTATAATGATGGTCATGCTCACTGCTTTGCTTGCGGTTATCATGAAAACGCCAGCGGTTCTTATGTCAAGAAAGCTGTTAAGGTAGAGGGCAACTGGAATCCATACAACGGATACTTTACTGACCTCGAAGATCGTCAGATTAATGTGAAGACTTGCAGGCTCTATGGCTACAAGTGTGCACAGGTTGGGGAGCAAGAGTTTCAGTTCTGGAATGCATTCAAGGACGGTACTCTTGTTGCACAAAAGTTGAGAAAGAATGATACAAAAGAGTTCAAGTGGGTAGGCAATAGCCGTAACCCAGAGCTTTTTGGTCAAGGGTTGTTCAAGATGAACGGCAAGAGACTGGTCATTACTGAGGGTGAGATTGATTGTCTTACCGTGTCTCAGCTTATGGAGAACAAGTGGCCTGTTGTGTCACTGCCTAATGGTGCAGCTAGTGCTGTACGTGACATCAAGAACAACTATGATTTTGTTGCATCGTATGAAGAAGTGGTCTTACTCTTTGACAACGATGATGCAGGTCGTGAGGCAGCTAGGGCTGTTGCAGATATCCTGCCTCCGGGCAAGGCTAAGATTGCTAAGATCATGCTTAAGGATCCCAATGAGCATATGCTTGCTGGAGAAACCAAGAGTCTGATTAATGCTATCTGGGAAGCACAGCTTTACAGCCCAGATGAGATCTTGCATGTTAGTAATGTGATTGCTGATAATAATACTAATACTGAGGTGTGGTCCATTCCTTGGCCCGGACTGAATGAGTTTCTTATTGGTCAGCGTAGTGGTGAGATTACACTCTGGACATCAGGTACAGGCTCAGGCAAAAGTACCATTGTTCGTGAGCTGATTTATTCTCATCTGAATGAGGGACGTAGCGTAGGTGCTATTATGCTAGAGGAAACACCACAGGAAACTGTAGATGATATTATCTCTCTTCATATTAACAAGCCTATTCGATCTATTCGTGCTGCTAATACCATGAATGACCTTAGAGAAAGCATGGGTGTTGAACGTGTTGAATACACCGTGTGTGAGAATTACTCGGAAGAGGAATATCTTGGGGCTAAGAAATGGTTAGCAGAAACAGGATTCTATGTCTATGATCATGAAGGTCACAATGCTATGCAAAATCTTTTACAGAGAATGGAATTTATGGCTACCAGCTTGGGAGTCAAAGTTATTATTCTTGACCACATTACTGCGGCAGCTACCGCTATGATGGCATCAGAAGATAATAACAGTGAGCGTCTCTTAATTGACACACTCATGAAAGGTATTCGTTCTTTGTGCGTTAGGACTGGAGTTCACGTTGATGTGGTATCTCAGTTGAAAAAGACTGACAAGCCATACGAAGAAGGCTCTCGCATTACTTTGCAAGATCTTCGTGGCTCAGGTTCCCTATCGTCTGTTCCTAACACCGTTATCGGTTTGGAACGCAATCGCCAAGCAAGTAACCATGATGAAGCCAACACTACTGTTGTTCGTATTCTAAAGAATCGACTGACTGGTAGAGCTGGTGTTGCTACAGGTCTGTTCTACAGTCATGATACAAACAGGCTGGAAGAAGTAGATCCTACGTTTGTAGGAGGAGTACCGGAGTTCGCTAGTGTCTAAACCTAAACTTACTTATGAAGTATCTATGGGATTTATGCAAATTCTTAGGCTTATTCTAACTCATCCTGATCGTAAATCTTTTCTTACAAGTGATCTGAAAGCAGCGTTTACATGGATTATGCAAACCTTAAAAGAGCATGAGAAAATATGAAACAGAAAGCCCTTGTCTTTGACATCGAAACAAATGGCTACAATGAATTAAAGATTAATCAAAAGGGACAAGTTATTACAGAATGTGATACTGTCCACTGCCTTGTGGTAGTAGATTTGAATACAAGGACTGAACATGTTTTCTATCCTCATCAGATTCAAGATGGTATTGATTTCCTAGCCACAGGAGATGTGTTAATTGGACACAATATCATCAACTATGATCTTCCTGTCCTCAAAAGGCTTTACAATGCTGAAGCCTTAGAGGACAAGAAGGTTATAGATACTATGCTTATGGCAATGCTTTTGTACCCTGACCGGCAGAACAATGAGGCTAAAGGCTACAGCTTGAAAGCTTTGTCCGAAGCCTTTGGTTTAGACAACCAAAAGTCGGAGTATGAAGGGTCATGGGAAAACTTTAATGCATCTATGCTAAAGTATTGCATACAAGATGTAAAAACAAATGCAGACTTGTTTAATGTCTTGACTGAAAAGTGTAAGCATGTGCCTGCAAATGTTATGAAGTTTGAACATGACTTTGCTAAGATTATTGCTGATCAAACTAGTCGAGGTTGGTGGTATGATTTTAAGATGGGTGAGCAGGTTCTATTCAAGTTACTTTCTGACAAGAGAGGAATTGAAGATGAGCTTCGCAAGATATTCCCAGACAAGAAAGAGTATTTAAAGTCTGTAGCGTACTATGTAGATCCTGAAACTAATATCCAGTATTTGACTAAAGGAGAGGTCAAGGGTAAGGGTTCAAGCGTAATTAAAGAACGCTTGGTTAAAGGACCAAACAAGTACAAACTAATACCTTTCAATCCCGGTAGCTCCCAACAGATTGTAGAGCGGTTCCAAGAGAAATATACTTGGGAACCAAAGTACAATCCTGAAACCGGGAATCCTGTGTGTGATGTGCAGGTACTTAAAGAACTAGAGTTTCCAGAAGCAAAGCTTCTACTTGAGTATCGAGACTTAGACAAGTTACGAGGTCAAGTAGAAGACTGGAATCTTAGGGCTCAGTATTCTAGGGACAACAGAATACATGGCTCATTGAATACACTAGGTACAGTTACTGGTAGAACCAGTGCTTCTCAACCTAATATTCAACAAGTATCTAGCAACAAAGAGGCAAGGTCATTGTGGGGACCTAGCCCAGGTATGGTACAAGTCGGTTCAGATTTATCTGGACTAGAGCTTAGGTGCCTTGCACATTACATGCACCCCAACGATGGTGGTCAGTATGCTCACATTATTCTTAATGATGATATTCATACTATCAATCAAAAAGCTGCTGGTTTAGATACACGTAACCAAGCCAAGGTTTTTATCTATGCTCTTATCTATGGTGCAGGTAACACAAAAATTGGTTCTATCATTAACGGCTCTGCTAAGCAGGGCGGTCAGATGAAGGATCGTTTCTTTGAGAATATTCCAGCACTTAAGAAGCTTATTGATAATGTAACCACTCAAGCTGGTAGACAAGGTAATATTAGATTACTTGACGGTAGAGTAGTCCCAGTACGATCAGTACACAAAGCCCTTAACGTCTTGCTTCAGGGTGCAGGTGCTATTGTATCTAAGATGTGGTGTATTACTGCTAA